GCTGAACAAGTTCAAGAAAACTCTGAGAAACTGGACAAAATCGATGAAAAACTATACGAGATTATTCAAAAATGAAACGCTTATTTGTCATAATTGCATTATGTGTATATGCTCAAAGTAGCAGTCAGGAATTCACAGTTTTACACATTAACAGCTCTTGGAATTACAAAAATGATTATAAACATCTTGATAAAATTAAAGGAGCAAAAATTGTACGTGCTTTATTAGAGGACCAAAAACCAAGCATCAGACAACAAATAAAATCAGTACCGGTAATATTTATTTATAAAGATAGAAGCTTGATTGGAAGGTATGATGGTGGTATAACTCTATCAATAGACGTGCCAGTTGAGCAAATACAATCTTTGATTTATGATAAATCGCCTGTTAGAAGGGTAACAACAAATTAAAATATTAATTAATATCAAATGAGAAAAATTGATAAATTAATTGTTCATTGCAGCGCAACTCCAGAACACAAAGATTTTGATGTTGAAGATATTACAGAATGGCATGTCAAAGGCAATGGATGGTCAGATTGTGGGTATCACTATGTGATAAAATTAGATGGTGAAATACAAGAGGCAAGACCGATTGAAAAATCAGGCGCTCATGTAGCTGGCGTAAATAAACGAAGTATTGGGATTTGTTACATTGGCGGCATGGACAAAAATATGGAAAACTGGATTGATACTCGAACTCCAGAACAAAAAGAATCATTAATTAATATACTTCAGGATTTAAAACAAGAGTTTCCAGATGCTATTATTTATGGGCATAGAGATTTCACAGACAAAAAACCCTGCCCAAGTTTTGATGCAAAAAATGAATATTTAGAAATTAGTAATTATAAAAGTAATGAGTAAAGACAAAAAGCCTTTCAAATCGACAACTGTAGGTAAATTATTATTTGGTGCTGCTAGCATTGTATCGCCACAATTAGGAGCTGTTCTAAATGGTGTGACATCGCCAAAAGACGCTATTGCAGAAATAACAAAAGCAAAGATTTCAACAGACGATAAAATTAAATTACAGCAGCTAATTTATGACCAACAAAATAAAGAGATGGATTCTGTCACCGACAGATGGAAGGCTGACATGAACAGTGTCAATTCTGGATGGTTGAGTAAAAATGTTAGACCATTGGTATTGGTTTGGTGCATTGTAGTTTTTTCATTGGCTGGTATTTTAGATTCAGTAAATAGTATTGATTTTCAAATTAACACTTTATGGAATGATACTTTTGAGAAAGTTATGTTGGCAGTTGTATTTTCATTTTTCGGCGGAAGGACTTTTGAAAAAGGTGCAAATATAATTACTGGCAATAAAAAATAATGGCAAAAAAAAACGTTTTTTCATTTTATAAAAAACCAAGAAAAAAACGCCCTGGACGACATTCAAAAAACAAATCATTTTCCCAACGCAAAAAAAAATATCGTGGTCAAGGTAAAATATAAATTCCTTAAATTTGTCTTTATTAATGTTTCTAATATATGGCTACTCTCACAGGACAAACGATTGCATCAAGTTATGACGGACTTTTAAAACTTGCTGACAATGACGGGCTTACAGCCTCAGTTAAAAATATACAGGATGGATTTGGTGTCAGCTCAGTTGCTAATTTGTCAACAGCTGTTTTATTTATAAAACCTACATCAGATACATCAAGCACACCGACTGCCGGAAAAGAATTTGAGGTTGTTGGAAACGCCTTAATAACTGGCGATTTACAAGTTGATAATTTAAATATCAACGGCAACACAATATCAGCCACTAGCGGAGTTGTAACGTTATCAAATGGCTCAATTGCAACAACACAAAGTCAAGGCGACAACAGTACAAAACTTGCAACAACAGCTTATGTAGATACAGCAATGGGCGGCATAGATACACTTTCTGAGATACTTGCAAATGGTAATACAACAGGTGGCAATAATATAGTTTTTGGAGATAGTGCTACAATAGGAACTGACGATACATTGATTTTTGGTGCTGGTAATGATTTAAGAATTGCACATAACGGAACAGATTCAGTCATAAGAAACTTTACAGGAAATTTATTTATTGACCAAGAAGTTAATGATGGAGATATTATATTTAGAAGTGATGATGGCGCTGGTTCTAAAGTTGAATATTTTAAACTTGATGGTAGTTTAGTAAATGGAACTACAACTTTAGGTGCTTTAAATTTTCCTGATAAATCAAAAATATTTATGGGTACTGGAAGTGATTTAAGAATTTATCAT